TTGGTATGATTGTCATTAGTTTAGGTTCTCCTACTACTTATTATAATAGCACATTTCTACAAGAATAAATAGAGTGTACAAGAGGAAAATCACTCAAAATGGCATTACCTATAAACCCACAAGCACAACTTGTAGCGCAGATATCGTCTTCGATATCCGCAGCCACCAACGCCGCTAACTCAGCAGGGATTAGTGCGTCAAGTGCATTGAGCAAAGCAGGACTTGATTCAAAAATATCTGCACTTAGCGGTGACATTGGATCGTCTTTTAATGGTATTGCAGGAAATCTTCCTTCTATGTCTAACATAGGAGATCAGCTGTCAGCATTTGGAAACTCATTACCAGGAGCATCTGCATTAGGCGGCATAGCAAGTACTGTACAAAGTAAAGTTGCCGGTCTTGGTAACATTGGTTCTTTACAATCAGCAGCCGGCTCTATTAGCAATATTGCTTCAGATTTTTCAGGTAGCCTTAACAAGTTAACGGGCGGAAACTTATCCGGAGGCTTGTTAGGATTGGCCACTAGCATATCTAAAGCAGCAGGTATGCTTAACAATATTTTAAGTTTAAAAAGAGGAGCTAATCTTCCTTCTGGCGGTGAGTTATTTATGAAACAGGCAGCGTCAGTTAAGCTCAACTCAGGATCACCAGATGACTGGAGAGTTAAAATAGACTGTAACTGGAACTTGTTTGGAGCAAATGCCTTATTCCAAGAACTTAAAGAAACAGGCGGGTTTGTATTTCCTTATCTGCCAAACATCACAGTATCAACTAAAGCAAACTACACAACAGTAGATCCAGTGCATAACAACTATCCTTTCCAAGCATACAAAAACAGTGTGGTAGAAGACATTACCATCACAGGTGATTTCAGTTGTGAAACATCAACAGATGCAGCCTACTGGATCGCTGGCACGACATTTTTTAAGACAGCTACAAAAATGTTTTATGGTAATAGTAACTATGGAGGGAATCCTCCTATTATCTGCAACTTGTCTGGATACGGATCTAGCATATTCAATCACGTTCCAGTGATTATAAAATCATTCTCAGTTGATCTCAAAGATGATGTAAACTATATCAAGTGTAATGCTTTTGGTCAACAAACTTGGGTTCCAAACTTCAGTACTATTACTATTGTAGTAAGCCCAGTATATAACAGATCTAGATTGAGACAGTTTAGCATACAAGATTATGCAAAAGGAAAAATGACAACAACATCGGGTGGAGGATTCATCTAATATGGCAAAGTATCCTTCTACATCTCCGTGGGCAACAACAAGACAAAACAATCTTTATCTTGAGTTATTAGATATCAGACCAGTTCCATCTGAGTCCGATGATTTTCTGTATGTGATAGAAAACCATTATACACACAGACCCGACCTATTAGCGTATGACCTATATGGTAATGCAAAACTATGGTGGGTATTTGTGCAAAGAAACATGTCAGTATTAAAAGATCCGATATATGATTTTGAACCAGGTGTTTCGATTTATATTCCTAAAAAATCTAATCTAGAAAAATATCTAGGAGTATAAGATGGCCGACTTATTTTCTGCTCTTAATCTTGTTAATAACGCTGTTAATGTAGCGCAGAATGTTGCTAGAGCAGCCACTGGAACAGCAGCCAGAGATATTGGAGCAGCAGTTGGAGCAGTTTTAAGACCAGACGGCGAACCGGTATTACCTGGTATACAGACAAATCTCAATAGAGGCACGGTTCAACAAACAACAGGTCTTCGAGGCAGCTCAGCTACAGTTGCTCCAGGTACACCGCCTATACAAGATTCAGGAAAGACACTGTCTAAGAGTGGTGTTAATGTTCGAGGAATACCTAACCCGTTAGAAAATTTTGCAACATGGAGTCCTTTATGGACTATGGCTGCATTAACTCCTCGCCAGTTTAATAATCCTAAATCATATAGAAAAAGTCTAGGCGATTTAAAAAATGTTATATTTTCTTCTGGCGGCAGAGCAGATGGTGCTAGAACAACTCTGCTTGGCGGCATCGCCCCTGAGTATTTTGTTAATAACTTTGTTATGCAGAATCAAATTTCTGCTTCACAGAAGACAGGTAATAGTAATGCGATAACATTCACATGGGACATTTACGAACCATATTCTATGGGTATGCTTTTACAGAGTATGCAGTTAGCTGCATTAGAAGCAGGATATTCTAGCTATCTTGATAATACCCCATATGTGTTAAGATTAGATTTTGTCGGGTATACCGATGACGGTACTCCTTATACAATATTGAAACCTAAGTTCTTTACTATGAAATTAACAAAGATTAAATTTCAAGTTACAGAATCTGGAAGCGTTTATAAATGTGAAGGAATACCATATAACCATCAAGGGTTTAGCAATGTTATTAATAAACTCTACAGCGACATAGCGGTTAAAGGCAGTACTGTTGCCGAAGCACTTTGTACCAGTGAACAGAATCTTGTAACTGCTTTAAACAAGATCGAAACAGATTCAGTTACTTCAGGTAAGACCTGTTATCCTGATGTTTACAAGATTGTTTTTCCAGAGAACTCTCAGTCTTTTGAAAACAGTGCTGAAGGATCCGAAGCTCCTAAGTTTGCCAGTTTTAATCCAGCAGCACTAGCACCTATTTTACGAATAGGTAATGCATCAGCCGGTGCTACTACAACATTACCACCTTCGGGAGCTATTGCTAGTTCGACATTGGGATTTGGCCCAACGTCTGCCGGAAATCAATCATTTAATAAAACAGCAGATGTTGTAAATGAAAAAACAGGTAAGAATCAAAAGTCAAAAATGACTCCTGATCCCAAGGTCAAAACTCTTCAATACAAACAAGAAATGCCTATAACACATGTTATTGCAAATGTGGTAATGAGTTCGCAATATGCCTATGATACTTTGCTACCAGGATCAATGCAAAGTGACGGAACATATAACTGGTTTAAAGTAGACGTTCAAATAAAACTTAAAGAAAATCAGTTTGATGAACGAAGAAAAGATTATGCTAAAGAAATAACCTATAGAGTTATTCCTTATAAAGTTCATTCTAGCGTATTCTCTGGAACGGGTACAGGGTTACCTGGCTATGGAGAAATAGAAAAGAAGATCGGAAAACAATACAACTACATCTACACCGGACAGAACAATGATCTCTTGAAGTTTGATATTGATATTAATAATCTATTTTATTCTGGAGTAAACCCCAAAGGAGAAGAAAACTCTTCGAAAACTAATAATCAAGATCAACGTGCAGGCGAAGAACGTCCAGTTGGAAACCAAGTTCCCGAAGGCGGCGATGACGCAACTAGAAAAACTGTTGAATCTGCTAACACAGGCAAAGGCGGAGTTAAAGCAGATTTCGATCAACAGAGGATCAAAGGTGGTTCTGGAGAAAAGAATAAAACATTAGTAGCACAGAGTTTCCAAAGTGCTTTCTTGAAAAACAACGGTGATATGATCAATATGAACGTTGAAATTTTAGGAGACCCATATTGGTTAGTTGACAGCGGTATCGGAAACTATTTTGCAGAACCCGGGGCCAACGATCAGGTCACAGGTGATGGCACAATGAACTATGAAGGCAGCGATGTCTATATCTATATAACATTTAGAACCCCGATTGACGTCGGTGATCCAGGAGACGGATTATATAGTTTTGCTGCAGGGAAATCGCAAGAAAGCCCATTTAGCGGAATTTACAAAGTAACATTCTGTGAGAATAAGTTTGTCGACGGTACGTTTAAGCAGACTTTGAAATGTTTTAGAATGCCATACCAGGCAGCAGACTTTGATCAAGCGGCAAATGTTGAGAAAGCTCAGGTTCCTGCATCTGTTAAGAAGGATCAAGCAGAACCAGCAGCTACCACAGTAACCGAAACAAACATACCACCAGTACCGTGTTAAGGATATAAATGGCACAAGAAAAAAGAATAGCAGACAGTGTTGAGGCAGCTAAAGGTAGTATGCCTCCAGGGCCATTATTGGCTCGAGTTATCAGCCACCTTGATCCTACTTTTATGGGTTCGTTAGAAGTTACCTTATTAAGAGAGCAAGGTAACGGCATGGGCGTAGATGAAGAAACATATATTGTAAAATGTGCAAGTCCGTTTTTTGGATATACAGCATTTGAACACACCGGGCAAAATTCTGCTATTAAAAATAAAAATACCAAGACATACGATGCATATAATGACACACAGAAATCATATGGCATGTGGATGGTCCCTCCAGACATTGGAGTTACTGTTATGGTGGTGTTCATCGAAGGAGACCCAGCAGACGGTTACTGGATAGCCTGTATACCATCGAAGCTTGCAAATAATATGGTTCCTGGTATTGCAGCATCTGCAGAACTTGATATTGATGATACTGACAAAAAGAAATTTAACACAACACAACCGTTGCCATCCGCAGAAATTAATAAAAGAGTTAATGGTGAAGAAGGCAAACTTGATACCGATAAGATAAAAAAAGCAGTTCACCCTTTAGCTGATCACTTTTTAGAACAGGGTTTGTTGGAAGATGATATTCGAGGATTTACTACAGCATCGTCTAGACGAGAAGCACCTAGTATGGTTTTTGGTATTTCGTCTCCAGGACCATTAGATAGAAGAACTGGTTCTAAAAGACAAAACATCGGAACAAAATCTAGTCAAACACCTAAGCCTGTACCTGTTAGCAGATTGGGCGGTACAACATTTGTTATGGATGACGGAGATGACAGATATTTCCGCAAGAAACCTCCTAAGGGTCCTGATGCAGGTCCGCAAGAATATGTTGATACAGAGGATCCTAAACTAAAAGATACCTATCAACCTGATATTCCCTACAGCGAGTATTTTAGGATTAGGACTAGAACTGGCCATCAGATTTTGATGCATAACTCAGAGGATTTAATTTACATTGCTAACTCTGCTGGATCGACATGGATAGAACTTACAGCAGGTGGAAAAATAGATATCTACGCAGCTGATTCTATATCTATTCACAGTGAAGCAGATTTTAACTTCCGTGCTGATAGAGATATTAATTTTGAAGCTGGAAGAAATATGAACTTTAGAACAGAGTCGGGTCATTGGCATGCTGAGATTGCCACCGATATGAACTTCTTAATAGCCAATGACGCAAAACTCAGCGTCGGCAGCAATCTTGACATTCTAGTTAATGCTACTACAAAAATATCTCAGAGAAATGATTTCCATCTTGACACCAACGGAAACAATAATATTTCTGCAGGCGGCAACACCAGTATTGGTAGCGTAGGAAATCACATCGAATCTGCAGACAAGATCTATATGAATAGCATAGCAGCAACTCCTGCAACTCCTGCAGATTTTGTAAAACCTAAAGATCTAAGAGAAAACGTAGCAACAACTACACAGGTTGGATGGTCACAGAAAAAATATCAGGCTGGAACTATAGACAGCTTTATGAAACGCATACCGATGCACGAGCCTTGGCCATTGCACGAGAACTATGCTCCTCAGTTATTAACCTCTGACAAAACAGATCGAGAAGTTTAAGGAATAAATTATGGCAAATAAACTCTATAATACAAAAACAGTCGCAGTTAACAAAGCATCAGTGGGTGATGTAGGACGCTCTGCGTTTACATATAAAGGGTTTAGTTCCACTTCACAGAATAAAAATTACAAGCTCTACGATATTGATCTTGTAAAACAAGATATTATAAATCATTTCTACATTCGCAAAGGCGAAAAGTTAGAAAATCCTGAGTTTGGAACAGTGATCTGGGATATGATCTTTGAACAGTTTACCCCAGAAGCAAAAGCGATCATAACCAAAGACGTTCAAGACATCATCAACTATGATCCTAGAATTTCTGTCAACGCAATCACAGTTGACAGCACTGAACAGGGCATAAGAATAGAAGCAGATATCGTGTATATTCCTTTCAATATCAGCGAAAGGATGACATTTGACTTTGATAAAAATAATGCAGTCATAAACTAAGCACTTAATTTTGTTTGGTAAATATGATATAGGAATAAACGATGACAACAACAACAAGACAAAATAACTTAATTCTTAATGAAGATTGGAAGAGAATCTATCAGACATTTAAAAATGCTGATTTTAAATCTTACGATTTTGAAAATCTTCGTAGAGTTATCATCA